GCGCCTCCTCCGGTGGGGTCATCATTGGGGTCGGGCAACACGGCCGTGATGGCCCCAATACCAGCCCCGCTAACATCCAGCGTGACCGGAGCATCTAGAGTGTATTGGTATCCATCCCCTCGATTCAGTACGGTACCTGCCGGCACAGTTTTAGCCGCCGTTCCGGTAAACAGTGCATCTCGGCTGGTCGCCGCGTTGGCCGGTTTTTGCGTTACCGTTTTTAGGCCTGCCCACCCTGCCAGATTTTCATCGGTGGCGCTCCACGGCACCGACTGTTTGGCGATCCAGTCAAGATAACCATAGTGGAGATAAGCCATCCCGGCATTGGCAGTGCCTAAAACATTCAAATTAGAGAAGCGTAACGGGGTGCCAACCCCTTTCAATTCAGACTCAATCGCCAGACGATTTCGCTCACGCAACTCAGTAAGCGTTGGTCGGTTAAACGGCATAATTATGACCCCCAGACCCAGAAGTAATGTTTTGAAGCCGCTTTTTGACCCGGCTGTTGGTAGGTGATAGAAAGATTTAAACGGTTGGGGAAGACGATTTGAGTTACCGGCGATATACTTGCTACGACGCCATCATCAATCAGCCACTGCAGGGCTTCTTTGGCGTAATCCTCCGCCTTATTTGCCGTGGCCACGGTCAGCGTCTGCCTGCGTAAAAGCCACAACCGAGAGCCAATGGCATAGTCCTCCCCCTTATCGCCCCACCATCCGCGCCGATCATCGCCGTCGAAAGGGTCGTCATCACGGGCAAGCCGATCAGTGAAAAGGCTGATCAGAATAGCGGTCTCTAAATCATCGCCCTGCTGTAAATCGCCCGAAGCCTCCACCCAGTCACCCATCGAGCTTTCAGCGTTCCAGAGCGTGGTGATATCGGTCATACCTCTTCTCCCGGTGTATCGCTGGTCACTTTGGCATTCCCTGACTACACGCCGCTGACTGCGTGGTGATGCCCGTTATAGGTATCGCGCAAGTTCTTCAGCGTTTTGCTATTGGTGCCGGCGTTGTCAACAATATCGCCACTGACCTTTAGCAAGGGCGTATTCATATCAACGCCGTCGGCCGCATTGATGGTCACCTGCGTAGCATTACTCACCGTGACGGCCTGACCGTTGGCTTCAATTTCTATGCCATTTTCCGTCAGCTTAATGAACTGCCCCCACAGGTTGTACAGCACTGTTTCACCTGATTTGAGATTAGAATGCCTACTTGCCTTATGCCCCGAGGCAATCACAACGGCATTTGAGCGATCGCCAGATAGATAGGCAATCAACACGTCAGAGCCTTCTGGCAATGAAGAGGAAAAACCAAAATCCATAAGGCGTGGCGTATCACCGCGCACCTCAAGAGGGGTTTCATACTGTACCTGTTGAATGCCGCCGGTATCGCTGGTCATCGTAACCCTACCGATCCCCAGCATCATCATCGTGCGCCGATAAAGCGTCTTGAAATCGGTCATTGATTAATCTCCGCGATGAGGCTGTAGAAACGATACGGCTGTACGGAGAAAGCCGCCGGTGGCATCAGCACCATCATGGCTGCCGTTCCACGGTCATCTTTAATGAAACTGACCTCGGCCAACAACCAAAGCGAATCCTTAATGCCCATTTTGGGGATGTTGACGGGAATGAGCGTGTTGGGCTCCCACAAATTACCGGCGCTGTCGCGCCAGTTATCGACGGTCACTTGCAAAAACTTTGAGCGGCCATAGCGGCGGTTCATTTCCCAGTCGATGGCCTGTTGGGCAAGCTCCGCGGTGTTCATGGTGCTTTCGACAATAATGATGCGGTTCCGGTAGCGCATACCCTCCGCCTCCGGGTCCCGCGCCGTGGCCCTCGTCACCGCGCTATACCCGCTATCATCCACCAGCGGATTTACCGACATCGATACGCCGGTATATTCCGAAAATCGTTCATCCATTGAAGCCTCATAAGCGGCTGCTTCAATATTCACGCCCTGCGCCACGCCGCTGGCCGCCTTTTTGGTGCCCACGCGGGTGAGATATAAATTTCCATCCGGCATATCGTAGTAAAGCAGCGCCGCCCAGCGGGTAATGCGGTCAATGATCTCCTGTGACGTCTCCCCCCAGTTCAAGGTGAATTGTGGAACGTTTTCCATATTGGCAACGTCACTTGATACTTTGATGCCATAGGGAGACGCCAACCGCTGGGCAATTTGCAGGGCGGTGGCGCCCTCAATGACGTTGTTGTCCCATTTGGCAGAACAGTCCACCAGATCCTGACACTTACTGCGCCCGGTTGCCCGGACCTCATGGCGAGATGCAGAAATCATCGGCGCCCAGCGGTCGATATACCCCGTGATAACCGTGTCCTCTCCTAACTTCACCACGCAGGGATCACCTTCTTTCACCAGTTGCTGCTCACCGCTGCCGGGAAATTCATCCATCAGTGACAGGTCAAAATCGCTGGGCAGCCGCTCAATGCTGCGCGTGACCCTGACCTGATCCCAACCTGACAACACTTTTCCGCCTATGGTTAATGTCATTTCATCGGTCATGACGTCAGCGCCTTAAAGGTGGTTGGCATAAACGCGGGGTGAATGGGATCAGCCATCTTAACCAGCCCCTCCGTTCTGGTCGCATCCTGATAGAGCCGGTTTGACAGCGCCAGTGCCGGAAGTGGCTGGCTGTAAGTGACGGTCGCTACGCTGGCCAAGGTGGCACCGCGGCCCTGCAATGTTTGCGTTATCGCGCTCTTTAGAATGGTGATCTCACCAAATACACTGTCATAACCGGCATCTGCCGCCGACAAAGAGACGGCATCAAGCGCGCGCGTCACGCGATTCAATACGTTCATGGCGTCGTCATAGCTGCTCGGCAGGTATAAGGAGGCGGAATAAGCCATGGCGCCCGCGCAAAGCGTCGTGAGATAAATTTGTGTGGCAGCGACCGCGGCGGCGTCACGACTGTCAGGCCGATAAGTGGCGTCGGTGAATCCGGCCAGCGTTTCAAGTATACGGATCATGTCCATCCCTTTGACCTCGCTTGCCAGCAAAGCATCAATGACCGCCCTGGCACCCGAGATATAGGTATTCACCGACGGCGAGTTGAGTAAGTCAGCAGTCAATCCTTCAATTTGAGCGCGATTTTCTACTGACGACGCCATTTTTTGAGAAACCAGCAAATCATAATTTTTCGTATCCGGGGTGTTAGCCGTGCCCGGCGTAGCGCCAAGCGCGCTGCCGCCCACTGACCCCGTGTTATAGCGGCCATAACGGCTGCTGCCAAAGGTGGATTTCAGGGTATTGCTGAGATTTGTCGCCTCGTTAGCAGTGCGGGTGACCATGCTAGTCCAAAACGAAAACGTGCTTTTTAACGTTTTGATCGTCTGGTTAACTGTCCGAATCGTAGAGTTAATCTCGCCAATCACGGTGGCCGCCGTTTTGGACGCCAGCGCTAACCACGATGTCTGAACCGTTGAGGCCGCACCGACCGACTCAGTGATAGCGAAAACACGCAGCCCGGACTCAATAACCGTTAAAGAAAATTCAAACACTCGCTCCGAGTCTTTGCTTTCACGTAGCCGCAGCCCTCCTTCTGGGATGCTGACCGTGAGTTCACCCAGCGTCGGATGGACTAGCGTGCCCACGCCCAGCGTTTCACAGGCCGCAATAAGACTGTCGCGCTGTGTCATCACGTCCGGGCCGGTATAAACTTGGCTGCTCTGAATGATAAAGCCCGTGAGCGTCATTCTTCGCGTTGAGCGGCCCATGTCTTCAACCCAAGGCATGTCGCGGTAAGGATATTCATGGACAGCCTGGCGCCGCCCGAAGCTCCCGTCTCCCGTGACAACCGCAAAGGGCACGCCACGAAATGATGCAGGGTGAATGTGATCCTGCCATTTCCAACTGTCGCCCGAGAAACCAAGTAGGGATGAGATCGCGTCTCGCAAAATAGGCATTCAACCCTCCAAAAAAGAAAACCCGCCGAAGCGGGTTAGAAGTCGAGAATTACTGTAGCGGCATTGCAACCGTCACCTTGCCACCACGCCCAGTGGCTTTATGACGACTGCCGGTTTGACCATTGATAAAGGTCACCTCAAGCTTGCTGTCGTTTTCCTTCAACGCAGAAGAAATTGCATCCGATATTTTTTGCGTGTCGATATGCACCTCGCCATTTGGTGAACTCTTTGGTCCTACTGAATTAATATTTTCTTCTACAGGACGGGGATTATAATTGGGAGAACCGTTACCCGGCGCTTGGCTGCTGTTGACAATACTTTCAGATTTACTTTCGCCAGAATAAGCATCCTGATTAATCGACACGTTATCCGCCGTCTGGCTGCCGTTTAAAAGCCAGTCAGAATATTGGTCTCGCTGATTTGCCAAACGGTTAGGGTCACGCAGTCCTTGCCATTTCTGCTCGGTCATTGATGCATTAATTCCGCCATCAATTTCCTTTTCGCTATAAGGCTGAGCACCGTTTTCATGCCTGATCATGGCGCTCATCATCCTTTTCAGCACCTGCGGGTCGCTGAGATCAAGGGGCTCATGAGCGTTAAACCCCGTCTCTTGGGTGACAGCGTTTAGGTAAGCCTGCGAGTTATTCTCACTGCGGGGAGCATAGGTATGAATAATTCCGTAAGGAGTATTGTTCCCCCGATCCCCATAGAGCTGCAGCTGGCGACTCATTGCGGCAATGCCGTCTTCTGCCCTATTGAAAATGGCGAAACCACCATCATTTCCCGATGCATTAGGCGCAACGCGCAGATTTCCGGGGTTATTGTTCCTTATCCCTCGGGCATTGTTACTTGGCGTCTGATTAACGGGAGCCGGAGGGTTCACATACAGCCCTCTAACATCCTGCTGTAGTTGCTGCGCTGCGTCACCGGGCGCGTAATAGCTGTTGAGTTTCTTCACCAAATCCGGTGAAGCATAGCCAAGACGA